CTGACGCCGACTCCTGGGTGCGCGAGTTCATCGCCTGGTGGATCGACCAGGAGACCGGCCTGGCCATTCCTGAACGGTCTGGGCAGATCCGGTGGTTCCTGCGCCTGAACGACGCGATCATCTGGGCCGACACGCGCGAGCAGCTGATCGAGCGCCACGGGCGCGTGGACCTGCCGCCTGACCACGAAGACCAGCCGCGGCCGAAGTCGGTGACCTTCATCACCGCCAAGCTGTCAGACAACAAGATCCTGCTGGCGAAGAACCCCGACTACAAGGCGAACCTGGAGGCGCAGAGCGCCGTCGAGCGCGCCCGACTGCTGGGCGGCAACTGGAAGATCCGCCCGGCCGCCGGCCTGTACTTCCGTCGCGAGTGGTGCAGGGTGGTGGACGCGGCGCCGGCCGACATCGAGGTGGTGCGCTACTGGGACCTCGCCGCCACCGAGAAGACCGAGAGCAACGATCCGGACTGGACGGTGGGCATCAAGCTGGGCCGATCGCGCTCGACGCGCCGGTTCATCGTGCTGGACGCGCGCCGAATGCAGGTCGGGCCGCACAAGGTGCGCGAGGCCATCCTGAACACCGCCGAGGCCGACGGCCGGCGGGTGGCAGTTCGGCTGCCGCAGGATCCAGGCCAGGCCGGCAAGGATCAGGCGAAGGAGTACGTCGCCGCGCTGGCGATGTTCGACGCCCGAGCGCGCCGCGAGACCGGCGACAAGGTTACGCGGTTCGGGCCCTTCAGCGCACAGTGCGAGGCCGGCAATGTCGACTTCCTGCGCGGGGACTGGAACACCGTGGTGTTCGATGCCCTGGAGGCGTTCCCTGAGGCCGCCCACGACGACGACGCCGACGCCTGCAGCGGCGCCTATTCGGCCCTGACAGGCGCCGCGGGCGATGTGGAGTCGGCCAGCACCGGCGTGCCGCGCGTGAGCGCAAGCAGCCAGTCGCCGCTGAAGGAAAGCACCGACGGCTACGGCAGCCTGCGGCGCGATGAGGAATCAATGGAAGGCTTCGCGTGAGGACCACGGCCGAGGCTGCTGGCGGACAATCGCGGCACTACGGCGACACCGACAACCCGGAAAGGTGGAACTGAAATGGCAACCGAACAGGACACCGCGCCGCCGGCGCCGACGCTGGGCGAGATCGCTCCGATCGAGGATCTGGTCTCGCCGCTCAGGCTCGACTCGTTCAAGGCCACCGACCCCTTCGTGGCGCTGCTGGAACCGACCGACTCGGTGCTCAAGAGCAAGGGCGGCATCGCCAACCTGCAGATCTACACCGAGCTGCTGCGCGACGACCAGGTGGCCTCGACCTGGGCCCAGCGCCGGCTCGCGCTCACGTCGTGCGAGACCGTCGTCGAGGCCGGCGGCAAGGATGCGCTGTCCCAGCAGGCCGCGGCGGCGCTGCAGGAGGAGATGGACGCCATCAACTGGGACGACATCACCGACAAGGCCTTGTACGCCGCCTTCTTCGGCTGGGGCGTGGCCGAGGTGATCTGGCGCCCCGAGAGCTCGCGCATCCGGTTCGATCGCATTCTGGTGCGCGACCGGGCGCGATTCCGCTTCGACCGCAAGCGCAACCTGCACCTGTGGACGTCGGGCAGCGCGTGGCGCAAGATGCCCGAGCGCAAGTTCTGGAGCGTGGTGGCCGGCGGCGACCATCACGATCAGCTGTACGGCCTTGGGCTGGCGAACGCTCTTTACTGGCCGGTGTTCTTCAAGCGCAACGACATCAAGTTCTGGCTGATCTTCCTCGAGAAGTTCGGCATGCCGACGGCCATCGGCAAGATGAGTGCAGGCCAGCTCGACGACCCTGAGCAGCGGCGCAAGGGTCTGGCGATGCTGCGCCAGATCGCCACCGATGCCGGGGTGCTGGTGCCGGTCAACGACAAGGGCGAGGCCATCGTCGAGCTGCTGGAGGCGGCGCGCAGCGGCGCGGCGGACTACGAGTCGCTGCAGCGCGTCATGAACGAGGCGATCTCGAAGGTCGTTGTCGGCCAGACCATGACCACCGACAACGGCGCCAGCCTGTCGCAGGCCAAGGTGCACGCCGGGGTGGCGCAGAAGATCGTGGCCGCCGACGCCGACCTGCTGTGCGGCAGCTTCAACCAGGGCCCGGTGAAATGGTGGACCGAATGGAACTTCCCCGGAGCCATGCCGCCGCGGGTCTACCGCCAGACCGAACCGCCGGAGGACCTGAACGCGCGGGCGGAGCGGGACGGCAAGATCGTCGCGCTGGGGTATGAGCCCGACGAGGAGTACATCACCGAGACCTACGGGAAGGGATGGAAGAAGAAGGCGCCATCCGTCGATCCGTTGCAGCGCATGGCCGGCCTGCTGGACCCTGGCGCGCTGCCGGGCGAGCAGCCGGCGCACTTTGCAGAGGGCGAGTCAGCAGCGCTGGCCGCCCTGCGATCAGCGCGCCGGCAGGATCAGCGGGCGCTGTACGAGGCGGCCCGGTCCTTTGCAGCCCAGTACAGCACGATCACCGGGCAGCGGGTGGGCCAGATCCTGCGCGCGGCCGAGTTCTCGGACGACGCGGAAACATTCGGCCGGCAGCTGGACGAGATCCTGGCCGAGGCGCCGCCCGATGGCGCCATGACGAAGCTGATGCGGGCGCTGTCGGGCGCGCGGCTGCTGGCAGCCATCCGCGGCCAGCGGCCGGCGCAGTGAGCCGCGCACCGCGGGCCGCCTGAGCCATGGCCGCCGATCGCAAGGGCCTGGCGGTGCGTGTCACGCTGGCCGACGTGGTGCTGGCCGTGGCCGCAGCGAACCATGCTGCCCGGGTGCGCGCGCAGGCGCAGGCCGAGATCGACGCGCTGGGCGTGGCCGAGTTCCTGGACGTGCCAGCGTGGGCATCGTTCGACGTGGCGCCGGAGGTGGCGATCGGGTTCTTCAGGTCCAAGGGCCTGACGCCGTCGTTCAGCTACGCGGACATGGTCGGCGCGGCGCACGACCAGGCGTTCACGGTGGCCAAGATGATGGACATCGACATGCTGGGCCAGGTCAGGGCGTCGCTGGACGAGGCGATGGCAACCGGCATGGCCTACGGCGAGTGGAAGACGCAGGTGCTGCCGGTGCTGCAGAAGGGCGGCTGGTGGGGGCAGCAGGACGTGACCGACCCGGCCAGCGGCCAGACGGTGCGCGCGCAGCTTGGCAGCCCGTGGCGTCTGGAGACGATCTTCCGCACGAACATGCAGCAGGCCTACGCGGTCGAGGCATGGTCGGGTGTGGTGGAACAGGCCGAGCAGGCGCCGTTCCTGATGTACGACGCGGTGGACGACCTGCGCACGAGGCCAGAGCACCGGGCATGGGATCGGCGCGTGCTGCGCTGGGATCACCCCTGGTGGATGACGCACTTCCCGCCGCTGGGCTACAACTGCCGCTGCGGCATCGTGCAGCTGTCGCAGGACGAACTGACGGCCATGGGCCTGAACGCAGCGCAGGATGTGCCGGACGAGGGCACCTACCGCTGGCGCAACCCGCGCACCGACATGCCGATGGACGTGCCCAAGGGCGTCGACCCCGGATTCGACCGCAACCCTGGCGCGGCCTACGTCACGCAGCTTGAACGGCTGGCGCGCGAGAAGATCGCGCAGATCGCCGACCCGTCAACCGCTGCGGCAGCCGAGGCCGGCATGGCGTCGGTCGCGCGCAAGACCGCAACCGGCCAGGCCGCGGCGACGCTGGCCGATCTTGCGGATGATGTGAAGCGGGCCGGCAGGCTGGAAAAGTTCGTGTCGACCGGCCTTGTCGGTTATGTCGAGGCGCTGCTGACCGGCGCGACGCCAACCGCTGAGCAGGCGGCCGCCTTTGCCGCGCTGTCGCGGGTTGACCAGCGATCGATCGAGGCGAGGGTCGCGGAGATGCGCGGCGACTGAACGCGAGCGCGTGCGCGCGCTGGTGGCGGATCAGCTGGTCTGATCAGTCACAGCAGCCAGCGCTGCTGGCGCGAAACGGGCTGAGCGCGATCGTGCTGCGCCGCGTGGAAGATCGACCACACCCGCATGGCCAGCGCCTTGCGCCAGGTGGCCTTGATCGAGTCCTTGAAGTTCGGGTAGGTGATCTTCGAGACCGAGCGCAGCATGGCGTGCGCGACGTGATCGCGCGGGACCACCGCCCGGAAGCGGTAGTCGGCAGCTGGCGTGACCTCCTCGACCACGCGCATGCCGTTGGGCAGCGGGTTCAGGAAGCGCTCGACGTCGCCCTTGAAGCGGCCGCGCACGATCAGCATGCCCGGGTCGTCGCGGTGCTCGACGATCGAGACGAAGGCGGTGTTGGCGATGATCCACATGGTCAGGTCCTGTTCTTGAGTTCGGTCTCGATCCTGAGCGCGTAGGCCTCAAGGGCTTCGACGTAGGCCTGGATCTCTGGGGCTTCTGGGTCGCCGAGGAAGTCCATGGCGAAGTCCCAGCACTCGGGGCGGGTCGGCATGGCGTCTGGCTCGTGAGTCCGCTGCATGCGCGCCCGGTCATAGTCCCGCGTCGAAAGGCCACGGTCGCTCGTGAACAGCGGCATCTTGAACGTGCCGGCCTCCATGTCGATCGGCAGGCCGCCAGCAAGCCCGGGCTGAGGGTGGTCGGCCATGTCTTCGTCGGCTTCCGCCGCGGCGCCATGCAGGCGCCCCAAATGGTCCCGCTCCGCGATCAGGTTCGCCAGCTCCCCAACATCGCCGGCCGTCATGTCGAGCGCGCCCGGCACGCCCATGCGGTCCAGCAGTTCGCGGGCTTGCTGTTCGGCGGTCATGCTCACGTCTTCCTGCGGCGCCTGGCCGCGAGATACCTGGGCAGCAGGGCCAGGATGGTCTTGAGGTAGCGGGCCGCCATCCCGCGGTGCGACGCGGACTCCGGATCGGCGAGCCAGCCCTCGACGGTCTTGATCGACACGCCGGCCAGCTCGGCGACCTCGCGCTGTGTGAGGTCGCGTTCGACCATCAACGCCCGCAGCTGCTCGACGGCGGTGGCCGGGGCCGCCGGCGGCGTCGGCCTGCTCACTTCGGCGCCGGCAGGGCGCCGGGGTAGTGCTTTGCGATGATGCGGTTCATCTGCTCGACGAGGTCCAGCCGCTTGAAGGTGACGTGGCCGTTGTGGTTCTTGAATGTGCGGATCGCGAGGTAGTCGTTTTCCGCCGAGCCAGCCCTGGCCGGCCAGCCGTTCAGGCCGGCGGCACTCAGCATGGAATACACCCCCTGGCGGTGATCCGGCTCCGGCTTCCCGTCCAGCACGTGCAGCACGCGCAGCAGGTCGTCCAGCATGCTTGCCCGTTCGTAGCTGCCAGACCCTGTCAGGTAGGCGACCACGATCCGCTTGCCGAACTTCTGCGGCAGGTTCGTTTTGTAGTGCCAGGACAGCGAGCGGAAACAGGCGATCACACCGCGCTCGAACATGTCGCCGCGGCTGTCGTGCAGCATCTTGAAGGTGCTGCGGACATTCGCCGCGGTGAGCTCTGGAATGTCGCCGGCGCGGATCGCGCCGTCCCACTTTTCGCGTGCCTTCGCGTCCATCAAGCTGCGCAGGCCGGACTCGTGCATCAGGTATTGCCACGCGGCGGCGTCGACGCCGACACGGATCAGCTTGTCGAGGTCGGTGCGCGCCGACGGTTGGTGATGAAACGTCGACCCGTCGCGCTGCGGGTGCAGGTAACTGCCGGCGATGTCGATCTCGTGGCTTCCGCGGCTGTAGCTGTTCGACACCAGCACGCGCGGCATGCCCAGGTGCGCGGCGCCGGCGATCTCCGCGGCCTCGCGGATCAGGCCGACGGCTGCGGCGATTCGCTCGATCACGGCCGCGCGCTGGTTCACCAGGTTTTCGATGCTGACGCTGGGGACGAGTTCTGTTGTTGTCATGGAAGGTCTGCGCCTGTTCGATGGGGCGCATAGTACACCCTGCATTGCAGGGTATGCAAGCGATGCCGAACTGCACGTGCCTGCACGTAGAACGCAGGGTGATGCACGCAAACTGAGCTGCCGCTTCGTCAAGTATTTGCACCTAGGCGCGGTGGATTCGGCCTCCTACATTGCCGGCCCATGAAGCCTTTCGAGCTCTTCAAGGCGGGCAAGCACACGGCATCGGGCGGCACGACGCTGTCCTTCACGGCCGAGGATCTGCAGGCGGCCGTCGCTGCCTACGATCCCGCGCTGCACGAGGCCCCGATCGTGGTCGGCCATCCGAGGGACAACGCGCCGGCCTACGGCTGGATCAAGTCGCTGCGTTTCTCGGATGGATCGATCACGGCCGAGCCCGCCCAGGTCGACGAGGCGTTCGCCGAGATGGTCAAGTCGGGCCGCTTCAAGAAGCGCTCGGCCAGCTTCTACATGCCCGACGCGCCGAACAACCCGAAGCCAGGGTCCCTGTACCTGCGGCATGTCGGCTTCCTCGGCGCGCAGCCGCCGGCCGTCAAGGGCCTGAAAGAGGTCGCCTTCTCCGACTCCGAGGAAGGCGTCGTCGAGTTCGGTGACGCCAGCCGCTGGGCCTGGTCGTCCATGGCCGCCATCGCGCGCAACTTCCGCGAGTGGGTCATCGGCGAGAAGGGTGTCGAGGCCGCCGACAAGGTGGTCCCGAACTACCTGATCAGCGACCTTGACAGCGCGGCCAAGGCCGAGAGCACCGAAACGCAACCTGCCGCATCGCCGGCGTTCTCCGAGGGCCATACCACCATGCCGACTCCCCAAGAAATGCAGGCCACCATCGACCGCCTGACCGCCGAGAACGCGACGCTGAAGGCCAACCAGAAGCCGGTGGACTTTGCCGAGCGCGAGACCAACCTGGCCGCACGCGAAGCCAAGGTCGCCGAGGCGCTGGCC